CCCCCTTCTGCCGCTGCTATTCAGTATAGTCAGCGACCCACCCCATTTTCACCTTATCGGTGCCGTATGAGGACGGTTTTGTTGAATTGCCGACAAGCCAGGCGTAGAGCCCGGCCATATCGCGCAATTTCTCGTTACCGTACCTTGTTACCAAGCGCGGCATCCTCCACTCTCGTCGCTGGAGGTCAGGATTCCAGCGAGATTGACACGAGAAGCCATCCTGACTCTTCGGGAAACCGAAGTGTCCGAACGGAACGTGCCAAAATTGCTTGAGCTGAAGGAGCATGGCATAGCTTGCCCTTGAACAACTTTTTTGGGCGAGCAGCTTGCAGCTTTCTACAAGCGATATCCACGCACGAGGTGAGCTCACTGTCGTGTTCTTAAAGCGAACTATGCTGACATCACTGCCAGCGTACGTAAAGGCGCCGCAGGACTCCCGAATGGGAGTCCGTATGCACGTCTTAGACACGTTCACTTTAAGTCCACAGGTCTCTAGTACTTTGGCGATGTAGGGAGCGTCCTCTCGAGGACAAACTATATCATCACCAAACACACGCAAAGGCTTTCTACTGGTCCTTGGATGCACGGCGGCCTGGGCTAATGCCCAGAACACTAGTGTCTCTATCGGAAAGCAGAGAGCTGATCCCATGCTTGCAAAGCATGTCGGTCGTACTCGATCGTTTCCAATTTCGATCTCGCGCGAACGATAGCGTGTAACTAGGGAGTAAAACTCTTTTGGAAAGAGTAAGCGGCAGAGTTTTAGTCTCACCCTGTCACTCGCATCCTTCAAGTCAATAGTGGCAATGTCCGACCTTTTGCAAAGTCGTCCATTGTACTCTTGATGATTGAAGTTGATGCTCCTCCTTGTCAAAGGGTTCTCGTGTATGAGAGACTTAAGGACATCCCATAAGCCCTGTTGGGCGAATTGGAACTCCTTAGGCTCAATGCAAATGCTCCGGAGGGACTTAAAGTCCTTGGGGACAATTGCTAGACGAGAAAAAGGATTAGCTGACCCACTGATGGGGGCAGCCCGATCATTAAATCGGTAGAGGAGCGGATTCGTTCCTCGGATCATCCTAAAATCCCATTTTGACAGACCATGTTCCTTCCCGGCTACTGCTCCAGGACCGTGCTTCCCATAGGGGTTTTCGACCCACTGAGCCAGCATTGCCTGAAGCCGTCCATCTTCCATCACTACGCCCTGGATAAGAGCGCGAGCTTTGTTTAGGAGCCATGATGGAGCCGTGATCGTCGGTTCTTCGACGATCCTCTCGCGAAAGGCCTTTTCAGCCTCAGCGAGAGTCATCCTGGAAGGTATGTCAGTTACTTTACTGTAAGCTAGACATACTTGTCGCAGAGCAAAGAAGCAGTAAACCGCTTCCGCACTCTCGACACCTAAAGGATGACCGGAGTCATCGAACAATGTACGAAAACATCCGTACATGAAGTTCGGTAACTCTGAACGCCAGTGTTTACTGAAGTACGGAGGAGTCACAAAGACTTCCCCCGTTATCAAGCTTGTCTCCATGGCTTTACCCATTTCGGGGAGCGCACGGGTGAGCAGGCTCAAACCTTCAGTCTCTAGCCTCTGTAAGAGGTAACGAGCACTGGTTTTGTAAGAAGTTTTGTTGGAAGGATCATGCACAATGAAGTCCTTAAAAACGGCGGAATAGAAGGCAAGTGCAAGCGATAGGTGAGGTTTGTTCATACAACCCCCTACTTTGCATCTACTCTCCTATGCGTCTGCCCACACCATCAGTGATGAGTAAAGACTTCGTAGTCTCCCATCACAGCGTCGATCCCGACCGCATTTCGCGGTCCACTCGCAAACAAATACTTTTCCACAATCTTCGCATGTCGAATAGTGGTGTCCAATCGGACATCCCAACCGCTAAAAGCGGAAGACTCGATTAAGCGAAGGTAATTGCGGTAGAGCATTGCGCGAGCAACTCGAAGTCTCCGCGCCACTTCCATTCGTACGGAAGCGACTGCGCCGACTCCAGTCATACGATACTTCTCTGAGTCCGCGATCGATAAGGTAGCGTTGACAGTATCATTTAATAACTGTCTGGCTTCCTTAGTAAGATCGGAACGTAGGAGGCGGCGTCCCCTCTTCTTGAGAGGAACCGCAATGACTGTCGCGAGACAGACACCATGTATCGTACAAGACGCTATAAGCTGCAAATTACTAAGCAGCTTATCGATGATCTCAATCACTCTCAAACGCGACTCGGGAAAAAGAGCCGCGGCAATCAGAAGTAAAACTACCAACATAATCGTTAGCATTATTTTGCTGGTGATTATTGACAGTAGCTTATCCATGGTGTACCTCCATAAGAAGTGTAGAACGCCCCCACATGGGGTGAACCAGCGGGGGCATTCGCCTCCGTTAGGAGATGTTCAAAGTGGGATTAGAAATCCCCACCGGAGAACACCGCGTTGAGATTCGTGTTCGATGCATTCGCCACATTCAAGGCGGCTGCATTGTTAAGAACACTGATCAGATTCGCGATACGCTTCAACATATCAGAGGATGTACCCCCCGTGAACCCAGACCAGTCTTTAGGAATCGACAGGTCGAGCTTCGCCGTAAAGTTTGTTAACTTATAAGGCGAATATGTTGATTTCTCAGTCTGGGAGACCGAGATGAGGATATGGTCATTGCCACCAGCTGCGTTAGGCGTGAGCTTTCGCTCAACCGACACAGTCAATGGCATTGCCAAACTTCTGCCCGTAACGGCCCATACACTTTTCAAGGCTGAAGTGCTTTGAAGAGCGAAGACGGTCGTTCCGGTGTTCTCGTTGTAGAGAGAGAGAGAGGATGCGGGCATAGTAGACCTTCCTGAATCAGACGTCGCATAGACGTCGGGTTTAGCGCCGTAGTATCTTCTGAACAAGCATCGCGATACCATTAGCGCTTTGAGTAACAGAAAGCCCATGGTAACTCCATAAATCGAACCCAGAAGGCGGCATTCCAGCACTACGCTGGTATACCGAAAACTCTCCATGAGACTTCACCCCATTATTGTTTGGGGGTGACTTCTGGAGAATAGCTCTAACATCATTCGGTAATGAGTACCAATAGTGAGGTACGCAGAACCGATTCAGTATTTCCCCCGTAAAGCCACAATCCACTTTCGTGGAGTAGCCTAAGCGGGAGATGTTCCCAGAGCTCAGGGTTCTGACACTATCTACGAAGTTGGGAAGTGATATTACGTCCTTCACGTTGACAAACCAATCAACGACAAAGGAATAAGGGATCATCTCCCAGATAGTGGATAGGATAGACTCGCCTGTAAGGCCATAAGCGAAGAGCAACTTGTTTAAGCCACTTATCTGACGACTAAGTACGTCAGAGGCGTAGCAAGAAACACTTGCGCGGACAGTAGGTGGATCAAAAACCACCCTAGCCATGGGAATCGATTG